TGTGCCATATTTTTCTAAAGCATAGTTATAAACTTGGTGATCTGCCAATGGCCAATCTTCTATAATATTATTAATACCTGCTGTTAATATTACAACATAATCAAGAGTAGAACTTCCATAAAGTTCCTCTGCAATAGTTTCAGGTCTTTGAAAATCTTCAATAATATACTTATTAAAAAGTGTTGTTGAATCTGATATATTAGAGTTAAGTTTAATTCTACGAAATATGTTTTTAACTGCTATATATTCACTAGTAGAAATCTTTTCAGGTAGTGGTGATTGATATAGTATGTTTGGTAAAGTTCTGAAATATGGCATTAGAATCCTACTCCTGGTGCGTTGGCATAATCTTCTGCATATACTGGATTTGTCTCTTTGAACATTAGTGAAACCTTTATATTTACTGGTGTTGCATCACCATATGTTGCATAGGTTCCTGCTCCAGTATAGTTGACACTCATATTAGTTAGTGCACAAGGTTTAAATGCATTCAAAAATGGATGATCTTTACCATTACTTAAATATCTTATTAAGAAAAGATCTGGTGGATTGAGAAAAATACCACCATTCATTCCAAATGCATTATCTCCTCTTTTTGGAGCCATTGATGTTTTTAATGCTCTAATTATGTCTTTAACTCTCCGACTTTCTTTTCCACTTCTTGGAGAAAATGTTATATTAAAGGGAAAAGATCTAAGACTTACACCTTGAAATAATAATTCAAGATTAGAATTTAAAATTTGTCCAGTTGCTCTTCCTAATAAACTAGTAGCATTTACATTGGCACCAAGAGTATCTACTGCTTTTCCTGCTAGTGCTATTTTTATTGATCTTACTGTATCTTCACTAACACCCTTAAAATCTAGACTATTCATCACTGTTTGCATCTTGCTTGCAAAATCACCAGGACCCTTACTATCAGTAATTCCTTGAGCAATTCCAGCGGCTGCTGCTTGCATTATATTCATACTATCTTCACCCCAAGACACAGAAGTAGAATCACTTATTTGTTGTGGTATTGGCAATTCTATATAATATTTTATTTTTTGTTGAAAACCTGCTGGATCACTACTATAACCTTTTTCTACTCTTCTATCCATACCTCCTGCATTTCTAAATTCTAGTTTATCACCTCCAGATATTGTGATGCCTGAACTAAAATCGTTTATATCATTAGCTTGCTTACTGTATGCGGCAGTACTTTTACCACTTGCTATATTCTCTTTATTTCTGGCATCCTTTCCAAGATTAGAAGTAGGTGGTATATATTTGATTGCTTTAATTAATAAGGTATCTTCTGATTCTGCTGCTGATCTATTTACAGGATAGGATAAATTTTTTGAACCTCCTTTTCTTTCCTTTATTCTTGTTGCTTTAATAGTATCTTTAACAGCACCAGTTTGAGTTGTTAAAGTAGTGAAAGCTTCGGCTAAGTTTTCACGGTTCTTTGAAATGTTTGACCAACTTACATCTGACATTTATCGACCTTATTTTCCGATTATCAACTATTTAGACGGAATCTTCCAAAAGGAATTGATCTTAGTGATCTGAACTCCATTTCGGTTACATTGTATATCCCACTAATCACTTCATCAAAGGTATAATTCCTCATTTTACCCCAATGATAATTCAATCCACGAAAACCCCAATCTGGAATAACATCAAATACTGCAACTAATGGATGTTGGTCATATCTAATATTAGGTGTCTTTGCGAGATATAAAAAAGTATAGTATTTACCTGATTCAACACTTCTTGCATCTGCTGCTGTTAAAGCATCTGTAATTTGCATCATAAGATCATCTACATCCTCAAGTCCTATCAAATCATCTAGAATTGGAGTAATTCTATTACTTCTTTGTTCTGCTAGTTTTCTTCTCTGACCTTGTAGAAAAGTTTCTCTTGCCATTATTTAATACCTAATTCTTTTTCTGTAACGACTTTAAATTCCCATTGTCTATCTTTACAGTATTCTCTTGCCATTTTCCATTTTGTTTGATTTGTAGCATAGGTATATGCTTCTCTAAGATAACCTTTAGTTTGTCTTTTTGGTTTTTTGGGAGGAGAACATTGCTTTAATGGTTTAACTTCAATTATATAATTTTTAATCGTACCATTAGATTCTCTTACCTTCATATAGAAGTCTGGAAAGTAACGATGAATACGATTATCAACTGGTGAACGATATGGAATAATAATTTCTTCACTATTCCATTCTAGAACATTTTTATTTTTATCACAATAATTCATAAATTTCTTTTCCCATAATGATCGAAATATAATGTTGGTAGGGTCACCTTTATATTTTCTAGGGAAGGTTGGTTGATATTTTCCCTTATAAGCCATCTAAATAGAATTACAAGTTATAATAGTATTTAGAGTGCCAGCTCCAATTCCACAGCAAATATCAAGAATTTTACCCAAATTTCAGAATGTTGCTCAAACAAATCATTATCAAGTACATTTTGGTATGCCTAGTAAAGGCAGTTTGGCTAGTTTTTTAAGATCAAAGGGTGTTGATGTAAGATTCCAATTAGAAGATGTTGGTTTATTATGTTCTGCTGCTTCTTTACCTGGAAGTGCTTTAGCAACTGCTAATACAGTTGGTGATTATCAAGGTGTTGTAGAAAGATTTGCTCATACTAGAAATTTTACTCAAATAAGTTTAGATTTTTATGTTGATAATGAATATAAGTCTTTAAAATTTTTAGAGCATTGGATGGAATATATTAGTGGTGCTAGTCAACCAAATCAAACTGAAGATTCATATTATTTTAGAATGAGATATCCTGAATCTTACAAATCAAATGAAACTAAAATAATTAAATTTGAAAGAAATTATAGGCAATTTATAGAATATAAATTCAGAGGATTATTTCCATTATCATTAAATTCAATTAGAGTTTCATATGAAGGTGCACAAGTATTAAAAGCAACTTGTAATTTTAGTTATGATAGGTATATTGCAGGTGAAACAACTTCTTATGCAATGGATAAGGGAATTGCTTTTAATGAAGTAAATGCTTATAATCAGAGACATCCTAAAAATTATCTAAATTCAACTTTATTCAAAAGATCTTCTGGTGCACAAACTGTAGCAAATACTAGTGCAACAGGACAAGTATCGGTTCAGAATGTTCAGAATATTAGTGGTGCAGAAGGTTTTAAAAATGCTTTTGATCCATCCTATAAAAGTACTGGAATGTCATTTTCTGATGCTATGTCATTAGGTGATGGATATGATGGATATTATAATTCTAAATAACCTACCTATATAAATTACGACTTGTTATAGTTTATTATGCCTTTACCAAAAATTGCAACGCCAACGTATGAGTTGGTTATACCATCTTCTAAAAAGAAGATTAAATATAGACCATTCTTAGTAAAAGAAGAAAAAATTCTTATATTAGCAATGGAAAGTGAGGATACTAATCAAATTGCAAATGCAGTGAAAAATGTAATATCTTCTTGTATTCTTTCAAGAGGTATTAAAGTTGACAAATTATCTACTTTTGATATTGAATATCTATTTTTAAATATTCGTGGTAAATCTGTTGGTGAGCAAATTGAAGTTATGGTCACTTGTCCTGATGATAAGAAGACCAAAGTTCCTACTTCAATTAATATTGATAGTATAAAGGTTCAAGTAGATGATAAACATTCAAAAGATATTGTTCTTGATGATCAATATACTTTAAGAATGAAATACCCATCTCTGAGTGAATTTATTAAAAATAATTTCGCTAATATAGATGATATTAATGTTGATGATACATTTGAATTGATTTCTTCTTGTATTGAGCAAGTTTATTCTGAAGAAGAATCATTTGCTGCTTCTGATTGTACAAAGAAAGAATTATCACAGTTTTTGGAACAATTAAATTCATCTCAATTTAAGATGATTGAAACATTTTTCGATACTATGCCTAAACTTTCTCATACAGTTAAAGTCACTAATCCAAATACAGGAGTTGAGAATGAAATTATTTTGGAGGGTTTGCAGAGTTTTTTCGGGTAAGTATGTCTCATGAAGATCTTGAGTCATACTATAAAATGAATTTTGCGTTGATGCACCATCATAAATATAGTTTAACAGAGCTAGAAAATATGATACCTTGGGAAAGAGAAATATACATTTCTTTACTCCAACAACATATTGAGGAAGAAAATTTAAAGGCAAGACAAGAATCAAATGGCTGAAATAGCATCACCACTAGCAGGAGGAATACAGGCAGTTAGAAGGTCTGTACCTTCTGCTGTTTTTGCACCACCTGCTGCACCTCCACAGCCAGATCCGATAACAACAAATTTAATACAGCAAAATTCATCAGCATTAACATCGGTTTCTAGACAACTTTCTAGTATTAATGCAAGAGTATCTAGTCTTGGAAGTAGTTTAGCATCTGTACAAAATCAATTAGAAGTTAGAGCATCTATAGAAAGAAGAAGAGAGCAAGGAAGACAAAATAGAGAGCGAGTATTAGCAGAACAAGGATTACGGGAAGGAAAAGAAGGTGTAATAGAGAGTAAAATTAGAACTGCTTTATTTTCTCCGATTAGAAAAATAGCATCAAAAACCAGAGGATTGTTATCTAGATTATCTTCTTTCTTATTTGCTTTAACAACTGGTTGGTTGGCTGGTAAAACCGTTGACTTACTTAAGGCATTAAGTGAAAAGAATTATGCATTAGCTAAAGGAATTCTAGCTTCTATGGCGATTGTATTGGTTGGATTATCAGTACTTGCTGCACCTATTATTGCAAAATTTAAACTTATAACTGGAGCGATAGTATTTCTTAAGAATATTGCTTTAGGTGCATTAGCAACAGGTATTATCTATGCAGGATTTGATGCTATTGGGAAATTATTAAAACGATTAGCTGACAAGGCAAAACAGGCTGTGCAATTCGTGTTTCCAGAATATGGAAAAGAAACACCATTACCGCCAGATGGTGGTGATTCAGATGGAGATGTGTCTGGTACTGATACATCAAGTAGTTCAAATTTTGCACTTAATGTTGCAGAGTCTAATGATACTACTTCTGATACAACAGGTGGTAGTGATTCAATAGATGGTAGTGGAACTGGCGATAGTGGCACAGTTTCAGATACTGGATCAAGTTCTAGTAGTTCACCTGGATCAGGTTCTAATAAAGGAAAAAAATCATTTACTGATAAACTTGGAGATTTTTTCTGGGGTCCAGATAAAGATTCAGATTCTGCATCAAACTCAATTAGTCCAGGAGCAGCATTTGCTAAAGATATGAGTGGAGCGACTGATACTCCTCCTACTGATACTGGTGTTAGTACTGAAGAAAAACCAAAAGGTTTTATGAGGGGTCTTGCTGGAGTTGGTGATTTTATAACTGGTAATGCATTTGATCTTGATAAAAGAGGTGATGGTGGAGATGATGATAATGTTTCTGGTACACAAACAAAAGATTCATCGTCTATTGAAGGTATAAACAAAAAGTCTGATGGTAAAGTTGCTGAACAAATATCTAAAGATGATGATGGTGGAGAAAATTTTGCACTAAATCTTTCTTCACAACAATCAGAAACAGGTCAAAATGATGTACAAGGAGCACCACCTCCTGAAGGTACTAAAGGATCTGTACCTTTACCTATAATATCATCATCTAATAGTCGGAATAATTATGTTTATACTTCATTAAAGCATTATCAGATAACACCAGGAAATTAATATGGCATCTCGTAATCAAGTCTTTAGAAATTCTTTATTAAGATCTTCTAGTAGTATTAAGAATATAGCAAGAAGTGTTACTGCTTTTACTTCTGGATTTTCTTCTGCTCAAAAATCAGCAGACGGTATGTCTGAGTCTATAGAAGAAGATAATAAATTTAAGAAGAGTTTGTTGGTTACTGATGCCTCATATTTTAGGAAAAGACAAGAAAATATTAGAAGGAAGGATAGAGAGGATGAACTTGAAGCATCAACTGTAGGTGGTGCTGTCAAAAAAACTGGAGATATTACCCAAACTAGTACTAGAGGATTTCTTGGTAGAATACTTGATTTTATTGGTGTCTTATTCATTGGGTGGATGATTAGTACATTACCAGCATTGATAAAGGGTATTACATCATTCTTATCAAAAGCTGGTAATATGTTAAATGCTTTAAGGAATTGGAGTGGTGGTGTAACTGATGCTTATACACGATCTAATGAAGAATTAGGGGAAACAGAAAAAAAACTAGGAGGAATAGAAGTTCAACGTCAAGATGCAGAAGCAGAAGCAAATCAAGAATTAGATGCGACAGCAGGTGCATTTCGATCAATAGGTCAGCAATTATCGGGACAAATGAATATTTTTAAAGATCCACAAGGTTTTGGATTTTCTGAAAGTAGTTGGGAAAAAGTTGGGAATATAAATTTTACTGATAAAGATAAACCACCAGAACCAGAAAAAAAATCATTTTCGGATAGGGTTGGAGATTTTTTCTGGGGTCCAGATAAAAAGACAGATAATATAACAGAAGATAAGAAAGAAGATAAGAAAGAAGAAAAGAACAGTAATTTTGCTCTCAATACTGCAAGTACTAAAGGTACTGATGAGTCATCTAAATCAGATACATCCGATACAAAGGAAAAGATAAAGGATACAGAAGAAGAAAAAAATCCTTTTGCTACGACAAATGAAGAAGATGAAGATGATGGAATAGAATCAAGAAGAACAGATGTAAAGGTAACTAAAGATAATAATGGTAATGTTACTAAAGTTATAAAATATGAAGATGGTACTGAGAGAACCATATACTCTCCTAAAAGTGGTGGATTTGAGCAAAAAACAATATGGCCTGATGGAAAGGAGACTACAAACTCATTTGATATGTTTGCTGATGGTGGTCGTCCAACTGTTGGTAAGACAAGTGTTGTAGGTGAAAAGGGACCAGAACTCTTTGTTGCTGATAAACCAGGAACAATTGTACCTAATTCTTTCTTTGATAAGAAGAATATTAAAGGATTTACTGATAAATTAACTGGAAATCTAGAAATAGGAGAAACGAATAAAGAAGTTCTTCAAGCTGTAGCAGATGAATTAGCACTTACTGGAAAAAAAGCAAAATCTATTGTTGAAAACATAGATACCTCTAAGATAAAAGAAACTTCAAGGGAAGCATTTGATAGT